GCTTATAAATGTGTCTGAAAGGTGATGATTTATGAGCAATTAAATGTGTCCAGGTCTTGTTATCTTTGCGTGCATTGTATCAGCACTTGCCCGAAATGTCAAGACCCCCGGAATATCATAAAATCCCCACATCCCCCTCACAAAATATCAGCGGCACTCATAAATACTCCCACCACCTTGACAATCTAGGCAAGGCATCTTAGGATACTCACATACACATCAGGAGCACCACTTATGTCAGTTGCGTATCATCAAGCACAGAAGCAACGTTATAGAGTCACTCTGGAATTGGACGTGATGAGTGATTTTGATCCGCATCAATTGAACTGGGAGAAACTCTTTAAGTTGGAACCTGCTGAACACTGTGAGGCATATGTTGAGGACTTAAGTACACCTGACCGTTGGTGAGTTGGTAACAACGAACGTGCTGTGAGTTGTTGATAAGAATATGTGCCACAAGTTAAAGTGGCACATAACATTCCCATATGCACGTGAGAGGTGTTAATGTATTCATGTGGTTGAGGATTCTCTACACTCACCTCCCACACAAATTATCATGAACCTGTCACTTTCCTATCTGTCTTCTTTTGAAACTGCCGCAGAAGTGATTCAAACAGTGATCACATACGGCACCAAAGTGTATGCAATCGGTTCTGAAATCTTCACCGTTTCTGCATTACTTTGGGTGCTCAATTTCCTGGCAAATATGATTGAAAAGACCTACAATGCTGGTTTGATTGTTGGTAAGTTCTATCGGACTTATCTACACTCACATTGCAAATCTGCAGTCCTTTCTATCATCGCAATGTCTGTTTTGCTGTCAATTCTGTTCATTCAAGGTTGTGAGAAAGTCTATCACAATCGTCAACAGATTCTCTCCAATTTGAATGACTTTCGCAATGCAATCGGTCGTCAGTTCGTTTATAGTGTGGACAATATCTGAACTGGCACAATCAATGAGCACAGCACTCAAAATCTGCTATTCTACTCTTGTTGGTGAGGGATTCATCAACACAAACCCCCCAACACTTTTCCTCCAATGACTGCATCCTACCAACGCAATCTGCTCTCCACTGAGTATAACGGTTGGGAGAATTATGAGACCTGGAATGTTGCTCTCTGGATCAACAATGATGAGGGTTTGTATCACCTTGCTGCTGAGTGTGGTGATTATGAAACCCTTGTAAATCGTCTCTATGATGAGTATGGAGTGAGTGAAACTAAGGACGGTGTGAAGTTTGCCGACCCGAAAGTTAACGTCGTTCAACTTAACTCAGACGTGTTTGATTTCTAAGTTTCATTTACACTGACCCAACGGGAATGAGGGGTCATTAAATATACTCATTCCCAGCACACAGTTCACCTTACTTTCCTTCGTGATTATGACTCGTTCAGTGATTCTTTCTCTTCTGGCACAAGGTAACAACGGAAACGAGATTCTTTCCATTCTGGATACAATCGTTGCCGACGTTGAGAGTGATCGTGAGGAGGCAGAAGTAGAGTTCTGATTGTCAGTAACTGGTGAGGGTGCTGAGTGTTAATCAGTGCCCTCACCTTTCGTTTATAGTATGTGGAAAATGTGTTAAGTGATTATAATCAGTGTGCAATCGTGATTGATTCGTGATAGTTATCAGCAGTGTTTGCGATTTATTGTTGATTGTTTATATCGGGCGTTGTTATTAACCCCCCCCCCTTATTAAAAAAGGCAAACTACCCTAACCTACAGAGGTGACAAATCGACCTCTAAATATCACTCTAATAAAAAATTTCCGGAGCAAAAAAATGGGAGTCAAATAGATTCACAAAAATGGATACTCAAGACCAGACAAGAGGACTCTTAAAAAAGGTGGCAAAAAGAAATAAACCCCCATATTGGAATTTCTGGAAGGTTATTCTTGCAGGATGGATGATTCGGTATCCAAAGACAATGGCAAAGGTAGTATTAATACCACTTAGTTTTTTAGTCGTGATCATATATAATGCAGTAACAAAATAAGATTTGTTACAAAAAATTTTCGGAGATATTTTTGTATGGAAAAGATCTATCACATCTATGCAAAAGATAGATGTTTGTTTCATTCAGTTAAAGAAGAAGATTTCCAAACAACGTGGAGCACCCTTAATAATATGGTTGGTATTATGAAGACCGACTATATTGTTGAGGATTTGTCATATGAGGAACTGCTGATTAATAAAGAAGCAGCACTCAATTCTTCACATTGACAAGGCATATATAAACTGTTAAAATTTGAACTGAAAGTTATTCAATCTTATGGCAAAAGGATTTACTGTAAAAGCAACATCACCAAAGCCCAAAACTGAAGAATGGGATATTGATGCAATCAAAGAAAGAATGCGAGGAAAGAGTATTGTATTCTGTCTCCCTGGACGTGGGTGCTCTTTTATCTTTCTAAAAGCATTTGTACAACTATGCTTTGATCTGGTACAAAATGGAATGAGTATTCAAATCTCTCAAGACTACTCATCAATGGTTAATTTCGCACGATGCAAATGCCTTGGGGCAAATGTTCTTCGTGGTCCAAAACAAATTCCTTGGGATGGAAAACTACAATATGATTATCAACTTTGGATTGATAGTGATATTGTTTTTGATTCTAACAAGTTCTGGCAACTCTGTGATCTTGCAATTTCAGAAGATGGCACGGAAAGAGAAGTGGTTGCTGGGTGGTATGCAACTGAAGATGGTCACACAACTTCTGTCGCACACTGGTTGGAAGAAGATGATTTCCGTAAGAATGGTGGAGTCATGAATCACGAAACTGTGGAATCAATCTCCAAACGTAAAAAACCTTTCACTGTTGATTATACTGGATTTGGTTGGGTACTCATTAAGAAAGGTGTCTTTGAGAATCTTGAGTATCCTTGGTTTGCACCTAAAATGCAAGTCTTTGAATCTGGTAATGTTCAAGACATGTGCGGAGAAGATGTCTCATTCTGTCTTGATGCAAAGGATGCAGGATTTGAGATCTGGTGTGATCCTCGCATTCGTGTCGGACACGAAAAAACTCGCATTATCTGATGAAAAGATACAACGTACTTTATCAAGGACGTAAAATTTATATGAATCTCACTGCAGAAGAATGTAGTGAGATTCTTCAAGACTTCTCCGAAAAGTTTTATGATGGAGAAGAAATATACCCAGAACTGATTGAATTGGAGGAAGTTTAATGGCAAATCGTAAAAGTCTGAGTGGCTCAGCACAAGTTGAATCGCATCCAAAAAATACTCGACAGGGACTCGGAAAGAGTACAAAGTATGCTGCAACCAGCAGAAACAAAGCAAAAAAACCATATCGAGGACAAGGCAAATAATCTTCAAGGCACTTAGAGGTTTCTTTAAGTGCTTTTTTATTTTTATATAATTAATTACCGGAAGCGCCGTCGTTGCTCGTCTTGAAGGAAACCAAAAGCAAAAAACAAAAACAGGAAAAATCTCCGAATGTCTTACTTAAATCATAATCTTCCAACGATTACTTGCTATATTCGCAATGAATTTCTCTACAATCATAAAAAAGGGCACGGAGAGGTAACTTTATGCGATGTACACTCTGTAGCATCCTTAGAGAAGCACGTACCCCTCTTTGAGGCGTTTTTAGAGAATGGAGTCAACTGGACAAGAAGACCGATTCATGCGTTTTGTTGGAAACCTGATGCACCAGTTCCTGAATTAGAAGAGTGTATGTGGTGGGATTGCTTTTCTCCTTATATTGATGTTCAAGTACGTTCAAGATTGGCTAATTTACGTGCCGAACTAATCAATTATAAGGGAAAGAAGAATGAAGGAACCTATATGTTTACTCTTGATTGGTCATGGGAATCAAAATCAACACTGAATACTAACTTTAGTGAAACTCCAGAGCACAAATGTGCCCATTTTTTCAAAATGGACAATGGAAACTTCTATGCATATCCTAATAACAAGATATTATGGTATGACGATGCATGGACTCGCAACAGAATTACTAAAAATCCGGGGTATGAAATCGACTTGACTGAATATTCTGTCGAAAATCGTCGTAAAATTGAAACATCTGACGATTTTATGTACGAAATTAAAAACATTCGGGATAGCAACCCCGTAAAAAGTTCTGATTTAACAAATCAGGAGCAAAACAATGACCAAAAAAGTCGATAAAGACGAAAAATTTATGAAAAATGAGTGGGGAACTGAATTTTTATCATCAGAATATGGTTGGGAATCAAAAATAGAGAAGCAAAAGATGCTTCGTGAAATTACAAGTGATGATTTAACTCCTAAGAAACATGATTTTCATGTTCAAAATGAAATTCACGAAAAAATTAGAAATGATGAAGATTATGATGACTGGAACTATGGAACAGAACCCTTCTATGGATCTATAAAAGGGTAATAAATAAGATAGAATTATAATATTAAATGCCTTTAGAAAGGGTCAGTCAAGGATTTAAAGATATCAGTATGTCATTTCAGGTTAATCCCTTGAATAGTGACTTGATTGCCCTTAAAAATGAAACTGCAATTTCACGTTCAATTCGAAATATCGTATTTACAGTACCTGGAGAAAAGTTTTTTAATGAAAATTTTGGATCAAATGTCTCCAGAACACTTTTTGAAAATGTTGATGATATTTCTGCATCTATAATTGTCGATGAAATTAAACAGTCTATACAAAATTATGAGCCAAGAGTTCAATTAATTGATGTGAAAGCATACCCAGATTATGATAATAATTCCTTTGACGTTACCATAACGTACAATATCATTGGAGCAGATGTGCCGTCACAACAATTACAATTTGTATTGCAACCAACCAGGTAAATGCCATTAGTAAATTTTACAAATCTGGATTTTGACCAGATTAAAACCACACTTAGAGATTATCTCAAAGCAAATTCAAACTTTACGGATTATGACTTTGAGGGGTCTAACCTTGCAACGATTCTTGATGTGTTGGCATATAATACCTACATCACTTCATATAATGCAAATATGGTTGCAAATGAGGTGTTTATTGATAGTGCAACACTTAGAGAAAACGTTGTTGCACTTGCAAGAAACATCGGATATATTCCTCGTTCAAAAAAAGCAGCAAGATCAACAATAAGTTTTTTTGTAGATTGTTCAAATATTACACCAACTCCAGTTTCTCTGACTCTTAAGAAGGGTCCTGTAGCAAGCACTTCTGGAACTTTTGGTAACCAGTCTTTTATTTTTTCAATATTAGAAGATATTACAGTTCCTGTTTTTGACAACATTGCATCGTTTAATGATGTTCAAATTTATGAAGGAACACTTTTAACTTCAAATTTTACATATACGTCTAGAAATCCAAATCAAAAATATATCTTACCAAACTCGGGAATTGATACTGATTTAATTTCAGTAATTGTAAAAAATAATCAACAATCATCAGTTTCTGTAAAATATAATCGTCAAGACAGTCTTTTTGAAATTGATAAAGAGTCTGAGGTTTATTTTTTACAAGAAATTGAAGATGAAAGATATGAATTAATTTTTGGGGATAATGTTTTTGGAAAAGCACTTCAAGAAGGAAATTACGTAGAAGCATCATATATCACCACAAATGGCGATTCTGCAAATGGAGTAAGTCAGTTTTCTTATTCGGGAAAAATAACATATACAAGAAATTCTACAGAATATACGGTGACATCAGGAATTTCTTTATTAACTACTGGTTTGATTGCTTCTGGAGGAGAAAATATTGAATCTATAGAATCTATCAAAAAATATGCTCCAAGAATATATTCTTCACAAAATAGAGCAGTAACATCTAATGACTATGAGACTTTAATACCATCAAAAATTTATCCAGAAACAGAATCAATATCGGTTTTTGGTGGTGAAGAATTGATTCCACCACAATATGGAAAAGTTTTTATTAGTATTAAACCAAGAAGTGGTGATTTTCTATCGAATTTAGTTAAAGAAAATATTAAACTCAAACTCAAAAAATATGCCGTATCTGGAATTGTTCCTGAAATTTTAGATTTAAAATATCTTTATATCGAAATTGATTCTAAAATTTACTATAATACAAATCTTGCCCCAAGTTCATCTTATGTTTCAAGTATTGTTCAGTCTAATGCAAATAAATATGCTGAATCGACAGAATTGAATAAGTATGGTGCCAGATTTAAATATAGTAAGTTTTTAAAAATTATTGATGATAGTCACGAGTCTGTAACCTCAAATATTACAAATATTAAAATTAGAAGAGATCTCAGAGTTTCCCTGAATAGTTTTGCAGAATACTCAATTGGATTTGGTAATGAATTTCATATTAACAGTATGAGTGGATATAACATAAAATCAACATCATTTAGAGTAAGTGGGATTTCACAGGATGTTTACCTATCAGATATTCCAAATACAAACAGAATCACAGGATCAATCTTCTTATTCAATGTCCCAAATGCTTCATCTACTACCCCAACAATTTTAAGAAGAAATGTTGGAACAATTAACTACACATCTGGAATCATTACTCTTAATCCGATTATTATTACTTCTGCGAAACAAAAAAATGGGCAACCCATTATTGAAATATCAGCAACACCAAAGTCAAATGATGTAATTGGATTACAGGATTTATATTTGCAACTAGATATTAGTAAGAGTAATTTTGAAATGGTGGTGGATGAAATTTCTTCGGGATTAGATCCATCAGCATCAAATTACATTGTATCATCAAGTTATACAAACGAGAATTTAGTAAGATCATAAACAAATGACAGAAAAGAGAGTTCAGTTCAGCAACGTTGTTAAAAATCAACTTCCTTCTTATGTTAGAGAAGAGTTTCCATTAATATCTGAATTTCTTTCACAATATTATATCTCACAGGAGTTTAAAGGTGCTCCTGCTGATCTTATTCAAAATATAGATCAATATGTAAAAGTAGACGAAATTATAATTGATAAAGATTACGTATCTCTCGGATCTACTATTACAGATATTGATACTAATATCCCAGTAGATTTGGGATTAAACCAAGAAGGGACATTAAATTTTCCAAAGTCTTACGGTCTAATACAAATTGACGATGAAATAATTACATACACTGGAATTACGACTGGTTCATTCACTGGTTGTGTCAGGGGATTTAGTGGAATATCCTCTTACAAAACCCAAAATTTTCCAGATCAACTAACATTTAAATCCACCGAATCCGCAACACATTCTAAGGGAACCAAAATTATTAATTTAAGTTCTTTATTTCTTAAAGAATTTTTATCAAAAATAAAATATCAACTTTCTCCTGGGTTTGAAGATAGATCTTTATATGATGGGTTGAATCAATCCATTTTTCTAAAGCAAGTTAAAGATTTTTACCAAAGCAAGGGGACCGATGAATCTTTCAAAATCTTGTTCAAGATTTTATATGGAAAAGATATCAAAATTATTAAACCAAAAGAAAATCTTTTCAGACCATCAGATTCTAACTATAGATCAACTAACAATATAGTTGTTGAAAGTATTTCTGGAGATCCTTCAAATTTAACAAATCAAACTTTATATCAAGATGAGTATGAAAACATATTGTATGCTCGTAGTCCAATAACATATGTTGAAAAAATAATTTCTGGAGTTGGTAATACTTATTTTAAACTAAGTTTAGATTCTGGATATAATCGAGATATTATTTCTAATGGTGCTACTATTGGAAAATTTACAGTTCATCCAAGAACAAAAATAGTTGGGCCTGTTTCTGCGGGAGTTACAGTCTTCGATGTTGATTCAACTGTAGGATTTCCTACAAGTGGAGAACTTTTAGTAAATTATGGCGATCAGACACTAGGAGTTATTACATATGAATCAAAATCTTTAACTCAATTTTTTGGTTGTTCTGGAGTATCTAAAACTATTTTAGATACTGCAGCAGTTGGGATCAACACGTATGCGTATGCATATGATCCAAACGGATCACTAATAAAATTGAGAGTTACTTCTGTTTTAAATTCCACAGAAATTTTAGGAAATACCAGATATCACTATAAAAATGATACATCCGTAATTAGAACTTTGGGTGTTAATGCCAATGATGTTTCATTTAAAGATTGGTTTTTTAATATCCCAATTTCATATAGTGTTATCTCAATTATTTCTCGTGGAACAAATGATATTTATGATGTAACTACACAAAATTCAAATATTTTGAAAATTGGAGACAATATCGATATAATTTCAAGTTCTGGATTAAAAAAGACATCAACTGTTATTGATGTAATTTCGAATTCAACTTTTACGATAAAAGGACAGGGAATATTAAATCTATCAGATACTTATATCATTAAAAAGAGTATACTTAAGGCAAGTTCTACTTACTTTTCAAGTATTTCGGTAATAAATTCAAACGTTCAAAATGCTTATAAACTTGGAAATAAAACCTTAATTTCTTCTCCATCCATTCCAACTTATTACAACCAAACACTATCAACTACTGATAGATCTATTGTTTTTTCTGGAACTTTTTCTGGAGAAATTTTTACAATAACTCCAAATTCAGATCACGGATTTTATACTGGAGACTGCATTTATTATACTCCAGAAATAACAGAATCGACAAATACGAATTCTGAGGGAATTCAATTTACAATAAGAACCATTAAAAGTTTTCTCTTTGATGAAGGAATTTATTTTGTAAAAAGAATTGATGCAAATAGAATTAGTTTGGCAAAAAGTAGAACAAATATTTTTAATAATATATTTGTATCCACATCTAGTAGTACAACTGTAACTAATAATAAAATTGGATTGTATGAATTTACATTTAAAACATTAGGAACACAAAAACTTCTTAGAGAAATATCCCCACCGATTGATGATGGAAATTCATACAATACAAACCCAGGGTTTACTGGTATTTTGCTCAATGGAGTTGAAATTTTAAACTATAAAGCAAGTGAGTCAGTATATTATGGTGAAATAAAAGAGGTTGAAATAACTGCTCCCGGATCTAATTACGACATTATTAATCCACCGATTTTAAGTATATCAGATTCGATTGGTACAGGAGCAACAGGATTCTGTGCCGTTAAAGGATCACTTCAAGAAATTAGAATTATTGATCCAGGATTTGACTACTTAGACACCCCAATAATCAAAATTACAGGTGGAAATGGTATTGGTGCAAAAGCATATGCCAATATGAAGTTAGTAGAACACGAGTCTACTTTTAATTCTCAAGGTAATGTAGATTTAGTTGGTATTGGTAGTGCATTATCAACTATTGGATTTACCACACACCACAAATTTAGAAATGCTGAGAGAGTAATTTATAAAACAGAAGGACAAAGAGGAGTTGGAGGATTATCCACAGATTCTTCATATTTTGTTTCAGTTGTAGATAACTTTACAGTTAAACTTCATAAAACTTTAGATGATGCAGTATCAGGAATTAATACTGTTACACTATCTTCATATGGTATAGGAAATCATAAATTAAAATCATACAACCAAAAATCAATTGTTGGATCTATTAACGTAGAAAATCCAGGATCTGGATACGAAAATAAAAAAAGAACAACAACGCATTTGGGAATCAATACTTCGTTATCCCAAATTAAAATTGATAACCACGGTTATAATTCTGGTGAAAAAATTATATACACAACCGATTTTACTCCCATTAGTGGATTAACAACAAACACAGAATATATTGTAACTAAAATAAGTGATAGTGACTTTAGATTATCAGCAGTTGGAGTTGGCAGTGAAGGATATGATTTTTATTACAAAACCAAGCAATATGTTGAACTGAATTCAATTGGTTTTGGAACACATATTTTTAACTATCCAGATATTAATGTAGAAGTTATTGGTAATGTTGGAGTATCTTCTATTGGAACAAATACTTTTAATGCAATAGTACAGCCTATTTTTAGGGGAGAAATTACTTCGGTACATTTAACTTCAGGCGGAGTTGGATATGGTTCTTCGGAAATAATCAATTTTTACAGGCAACCATCCTTTACTTTAAAATCTGGAAAATCGGCACAATTAAACCCAATAGTTTCCACTGATGGCAAAATCACAGAAATACTAGTTGACAATACAGGATCCGAATACAATTCTCCTCCGACTTTAATTGTAAATGGAACTGGAGTTGGTGCTGTTGTAACACCAGTAATCAGTAATGGACAATTAATTTCGGTAAAAGTAATCGAAAATGGAATTGGATATTCTCAAAATTCAACTTCAATAACAGTAATTCCTGCAGGTTCTTTGGCAGAATTGGCAGCAAGGATACAATCGTGGACTGTTAATTTGTTTAAAAAGGATTATTCATCATTAACCGATGATGATGGAATTATATCTAAAGGTCTTAATGATTCTTTTGGACTTCAATATGCACATTTATATGCTCCGAGGAAATTAAGAGAAATATTACAACCATCAGATCAAAATGGTAATAAGGTGTATGGAAAAACTGATCTATCAAAACAAAATAATATTGAAATAAATTCAACTATCCATTCGCCCATAATTGGGTGGGCATATGACGGAAATCCAATTTATGGTCCTTATGGATACGTATCAAAAACTGGAGGAGTTGTTACTCAACTTAAGTCTGGATATGTAATTGAAAATAAATCCAATAGACCATCAGCAACTTCTTTTGAACTTGGTTTTTTTGTAGAGGATTTTACCTATTATAAAAAAGGTGATGATACAGTTCTTGATGAAAGTAATGGAAGATTCTGTGTTACACCAGAATTTCCTAAGGGAACTTATGCATACTTTGCTACTTTAGAGCCATTCGCTGATAGTAGTGGAAAGTTTATTAACTATAAACAACCAAAGTTTCCATATTTTATTGGCAATTCTTTTAAATCGAGACCAATTGATTTTAATTTCTTAAAGAATTCAAATCAAGACGATATAGACCTCAATCAAACTAAGTGGTCTAGAAATACTTATTTCTACAATTTAATAAATGGCAATTCTTCTTATTCATACTTAACAGTTCCCAACGAATTAAATCAAACTGTCGATGTTAAATTCGCATCTCCAGGTTCAGTGGAATCGGTGGGAATTGTAACGGGAGGAGAAAATTATAAGGTCAATGATAATATTTTATTCGACAATACAGACACTCAAGGATATAATTTAAGTGCTAGAGTTTCTAAAGTTACAGGAAAATCTGTATCATCAGTCAGTGTTGCAACTAGTTCTATTTCAAATGTAGAAGTGTATCCAGGAGAAAATAAAGGAGATTATCTCATTATTTCGGATAGTCCTCATAATTTTAAAAATAGTGATTTTGTTTCCGTTTATGGGTTAAGCACAACATCTTCTTTGATAGAGGGATCATATAAAGTAGGCTTATCTACAAATGTTTTAACTATTTCTGGAATTGGCACAACTTTAGGAACCGTAACTACAGGTATTGGAAGCACAGGAACAACAGGAATTATAACTTATATTAATGTTTCTGGAAACTTAACGTATCCAAACATAAAAGAAAATGATATTCTCTCTATAGAGAATGAAAAAGTAAAAGTTCTTAATGTTGATAAACTCAACTCAAGAATTAGAGTGATTCGTTCTTATCAAGGAACAACAGGTTCTGCTCACACATCTTCAACGCAACTTAAAGAAAACTCAAGAAAATTAATTGTCAATGTTGGATACAGAAGTTCATATGATTATAGAATCAATACACAACTATACTTTAACCCAATAGATTCTATTGGTCTTGGGACTTTATCTGGAGTTGGTATCGGTACAACTATTACATTTAGCAATCCTGGAGCAGGGATTACTCAAATTTTTATTCCAACTAAGTCCATTTATATTCCAAATCACGGATTAGAAACTGGCGATCTTGTTACTTATTCAAATAATGGTGGTTCATCTTTAGTAGTTTCATCTACGGGGATTGGAACTACTTCTTTAGTAGATCAATCAAATCTTTACATTGCAAAAATTTCTGAAGATTTAATTGGTATAGCAACAGTTAGAGTTGGTCTTGGATCTACTGGAACTTTTGTTGGTATTGCAAGCACCCAAAGATCTCAATCTACATTATATTTTGTTGGATTAGGAGCAGGAGTTTATCATAGTCTTAAAACTAATTTTGATGTAATTACTGGAACAATTGAAAGAAATCTTGTTACAGTTTCTTGTGCATCAACTCACGGATTAAGTAATAATGATACTGTTTATGTTGATGTTAATCCGTCTATTTCGACGACTTTTACATTAAAATATAATGACTATAATAGAAAGGTAGGAATTAATCCAAAAACGTTTGTATCCGCAGGAGTCAACACTTCAAAAAATACGATTACTATACAAGATCATCAGTTATATAATGGGCAAAAAGTAATACACACATCATCTGCTCCTTCGGGTGGTTTGCAGAGTGAAAAAGAGTATTATGTAATCCGTGTCGATAAAAATATTATTAAACTATCTGAAACTTTTTATAGTGCAACGTTGGCAAAACCAATACCCGTAGGAATTACAAGTTCTTCATCCGGAACAATTTTACCAATCAACCCACCAATAACATTATATAAAGATTCGTCTGTTACATTTGATTTATCAGATTCTTCGTTATCTTATGTAAACCAATCTCAAAGATATCCAGCTTTTAGTCTTGATTTTTATACAGATAGTAATTTTACTCAAATATTTGAATCTAGCAAAGAAACAACATTATTTGAAGTGCAAAAATTTGGTACGGTTGGTGTTTCACCTAACGCTAAGGTTGTTTTAACAGTTAACAATAACATTCCAAGTAAATTATATTATAAGTTAACTCCAGTTTATGATAGTAATATTCCAGAAGAAAAGAAAAATATTAGTATTGATTCGGATATTATTTTAAATAATCAAATTGAAATATTATCAAGCAAATATAATGGAAAACATACAATAACTTCTATTTCATCGACCACATTTACATATACTTTACCCCAAACACCAGAAAATAATTCTTATGTTGGATCATCTTCAAGTATTAAATATAATACAAATTCTATATACACTTTTGGTCCAATATCTGAAGTAGAGATAACAAATAAAGGTGGAAATTATTATGTTTTACCTGGTATTTCTACTATCATTTCCCACTTTGGAAATAATGCTTTATTAGAAGCACAAAGTTTATCGATTGGAAAAATTCAAAAGACAAAAATTAATGATATTGGATTTGACTTTCCAAGTGATTTTACTTTAAGACCAAGTGCTTCATTAAATCAGATTATTAAAATAGAACCATTATCTTCCCTCAAGTCTGTAGGTATTGCCTCTGCTGGTAGAGGATATGCTGCAGCACCAAAATTATTAGTATTTGATGGAAAAACTAATAAACTTGCCACAGAGGTTGATTTAAAGTATACTCTTGGAAATAATAAAGTAGAGATACTTAAGAATGCTTATAGTTTAAGCAATGTAACTCCAACTATTTTACCAATAGAAAATTCAAATGGTGTTGGTATTGCATCTATCGGATACAATACAATTTCAAAAGAAGTTATAGTTACTCTATCCGTTGGATTTAGCACAGCAGATTCATTCCCATTTATGGTGAATGATAAAGTTATGGTTGAAAATGTAAGTATTGGTATTGGATCAACGGGAATTGGATATAATTCGGAAAATTATAATTATAATTTATTCACTCTCACCTCGGTAACAGAAAATAGGGGTGGAATTGGATCTGTAACTTATAGTTTAGATGGGTTTTTAACTAATTCTCAAGTTCCAGGCAACTATGATCCTATTAATTCTTCGGGAAGAATAATTCCACAAAAATATTTTCCAACTTTTAACATTGAATTGCAAAAAAATAATTACTTGGTTGGAGAAGATATAAAATCTACATTCACATCAGGTTACGTTGATGGATGGAATCCTATAACAAATCAACTCAGAGCAGTATCTAAAGAAAATTTTGTTATAGGGGAAATAATAGAAGGATTGACTTCCAAATCTAAAGGAATTGCGAGTCTTGTAGATGTTTCGGATTCTTTCTTCAATTTGGATTCTTCATCTATTGAAGATAATGGGTGGCAAACTTCTGCAGGATTTTTAAATACAAATTCTGAGAGAATTCAAGACAGTGATTTTTATCAAAATTTTTCATATTCAATTAAATCTGAAGTTAGTTATGATTCTTGGAAAGATCCCGTTAGTACTTTAAATCATACTACAGGATTTAAGAAGTTTTCTGAGTATCAATTAGAAACAACAAATTCTAATTCAATGTCTGTTGGATTATCAACAGAAAAAACTTATGTTGATATTGTTTCGGATATTGTTGGATTTGCAGATTTAAACTGTGTAACTGACTTTGATTTGGTAAAAGAGAATTCTTTACTGTCTTCTGGAAAATATTTTTCAGATGAAATTACATTTTCAAGTAGAATTCTTACTGACTATTTTGAATCAGTAGGAAATAGAGTTCTTTCTATCGATGACATAAGTTCACAATTTAATAGTAATCCAAGATCAGCAAGATTTTCTGAAGTACATAGATTCTTACTTACTGATGCCAGGGCACAAAAATATATTACTTGTGTTTCTGATAGAAGATATACAAGTCAAAGACAATTAATGCTAGTATCTTTGATTCATGATGGTGGAATTGGATATCTTAATCAGTATTCAAGATTGGAATCTACTTATGATTTGGGATCTTTTGATTTTGTTATTGAGGGATCTGAAGGTGTTCTAACTTTCAATCCAACAAGTTATTCAGTTAATGATTACAATATCACCACATTATCATATAATTTGAAAGATTCTATGCTCGGGATTGGTACATCCAATTTTGGAAATTTAGTTACATTAAAAACTAGTAGTCAATTTGTCTCTTCCGGATCTACAACTATTGTTGGAGTCGGAACAACATACAACTCAGCAAAAATTTTAGTTGAGATTACAGGACCCAATAACCAATATGAATTTGATGAACTCAATATTGTTCATGACGGAACTAATGTTGAATTATTGGAATATGGTCAAGTTACAGATCATTCTTTAGATTCATACTCTAGTTCTGGATTAGGAACTTATCATCCATATATTTCTGGTTCTGAATTGAAGATTGATTTTTATCCAAATGCAGGAATAGCAGTCACTGTTAATGCTTTCCAAACATTATTAGGAGGAACTTCCTCAGGAATTGGAACTTATGATATGCAACACGCTAGACTTCAGGGAATTTCGACATCAATAGCATCGTCGGGATCTCCAGTGGCAACTCCTGTTATAGAATATCCAGGAGATTATGATTGTTCTTATTGCCTAATTCAAGTTTCTGACACTACAAATAATAGATATCAATTATCTGAGATTGTTCTTTTAGATGATCAAACTGATGAAAGCACTGGAGAAACATATATTGTTGAATTTGGAAATGTTGAAACTTCTTCAGGATTAGGAACTTTTGGAGTTCAAAAAAATGGATCAATAACACAACTTACGTTTACTCCACTGCCAAGCATTAACACTAGAATAGTTGGATTTTTTAACGCATTAAGGCATCAAGATGATGAAAAAGATATAGTATCATTTAATAATGGTAGTATAGAAACAAACTATGGAACTTACTTTGGAACGGAACGAGACATTAATCGTGCATTTAATTTGAAACATAACGGAGTTCAAATTTTTAGGAGAGATTTTGATGGCAGCAGTGATTCTACAGTAAACACATCTTTAGATACTATTACTATCTCAAATCACTTTTTTGTTACTGGAGAAAAAGTTGTTTATTCAAATCCAGGAACTGGAAGCACACAGGCAATTGGTATTGCTTCTACATATTTTGGCGTTGGTATTGGAACAACAGATAAACTACCTTCAAGTGTTTATATTGTAAAGGTAAATGAAAATGCTATTAGATTGGCAAGAAGTGCGGAAGATGCTTTAAGTTTAACTCCAAAAATTTTAGATATAACTTCTGTCGGAATAGGAACATCTCACGCACTCACTGCAACCAATCAAAATGCAAAAGTGATTGTTGCAATAGATAATCTTATTCAATCTCCTATTATTTCGACTGCACAAACAACAACTTTAGCAGTTAATGCTTTTAGTACCGATGACTTGATTTATGTGAGTGGAATAACATCATTTTTTGGTGGGGATTTAATTAAGATTGGTGGAGAAATTATGAGAATTGATTCTGTTGGTGTTGGAAGTACTAATTCTTTTAGAGTTCGTAGACCTTGGTTGGGTACTTCAGTTGCTGGTTATTCCACAGGTGCATTGGTAACAAAAGTTGTTGGAAATTATAATATTGTAGGTAATACATTAAATTTTGCTGCAGCACCTTATGGAAACGTTCCCCTATCAACTTCAACAAATCCACCAGATGAAAGGGATTGGTTAGGAATATCTACAAGTTCCAAATTCCAAGGAAGAACGTTCTTAAGATCGGGAACTCCTACAAGTACAAATGAAACTTATTATAGAAATTATATCTTTGATGATCTTTCTGAGCAATTTAATGGCAAAACTAAGAATTTCAATCTTAAATCTAATAACACTAATGTAACTGGAATTTCTACTGAAAATGCAATCATTTTAATAAATGATATTTTCCAAGGTCCAGGATTATCTTATGATTACTACCTATCTGAATCTATTGGTATAACGTCAATTACATTTACAGGAACTGCAACATCAACAGCTTATGACGTTAATACTTCATCAATACCATCGGGTGGTGTTATAGTGTCCGTTGGATCAACAGAAGGATTTGGTTATCAACCTTTAGTATCTGCTGGCGGAACTGCTATTGTTTCTGGGTTAGGAACAATTTCTTCAATTAGTATTGGTAATAGTGGATCTGGTTATAGATCTGGATTGCAGACGGTGAGAGTTGGGGTAGCAACGTCTAACACAGGAACACCAGTAATTCATTTTATTGGAAATGCAATTGTAAGTAACGGAAATATAGTAAGTGTTGCAATTACAAATCCAGGAATAGGATATACATCTTCAAATCCCCCATATGTAATAATTGACGATCCACTTTCTTACTCAAATCTTCCATTAATTTATAGTTCATCATCTGTATCTGGATTGGGAAGTCAAGCAACTATTGATATAGTAGTGGGACAAGGATCAAGTGTGATTGATTTTGAAATTAAAAATCTTGGATACGGATATGGACAAAATGAAATACTTACAGTTTCTATTGGTGGGACTGTTGGTATTCCTACAAATCCATCAAAACCATTTAAAGAATTCCAAATTTCTATACAAAATACAATTAGTAATAAGTTTGCTGGATGGTCAATTGGAGAACTTCAAGTTTTAGATAATATTGAAAACCTTTTTGATGGTTATAGGGTTACTTTCCCACTAAGAGTTTCTGGCACACTTGTTTCTATAAGATCAGCAAAAGGATCAAATATCAATATTCAAGATAATCTTTTAATATTCTTAAATGATGTTCTCCAAGTTCCTGGTTCTGGATACCAATTTGCTGGTGGAAGTGTGCTCACATTTACAGAACCACCTAAAGTTGGAGACACCTGCAAACTTATATTCTATAGAGGAAGTGGATCACTTGATGTTATTGAAAGAAATATTTTAGAAACTGTCAAAGTTGGTGACGATTTAACTATTGGTTATGATTCGACTATTGGGCAATCCTCAACACTACAAGAAAGTGAAAGATCTGTAAGTTCTATAGATTCAACCGATTTAATAAAAACTTTACCATATTATGGACCAGGATTGGCAAATAATCCAATTCTAGTCAGACCAGTTACTTGGTGTAGACAAACAGAGGATAAAATCATTAATGAAAAGGAAATTGGAAAAGATAGGATATTATATGAAGCTTCAATTTATCCTTCATCATATCTAATTCAATCTGTTGGAGTTGGAAGCACCATTCTTCGTGTTGATAATGTAAGACCATTTTTTAGCCCAACAAATGAAAACGATATTTCAGTAGCATTCCAAAATTCAATAACTATTATTTCTCAAGATAACAAAGTTGGAGCATCAGCAACTGCAGTGGTATCTATTGCAGGAACAGTTACTTCAATCGTAATTAGTGATGGTGGAGTTGGATATACAACCACTCCAACAGTATCAATTTCTCCACCAATTGGATTTGGAACCACAGCAGTACAAAATACTGCTCTTGCATCTGTTACTGTATCTGGAGGAGTTGTAACAGGAATCGCAGTTACATTTGGAGGAGGTGGTTACATATCTACCATTCCTCCTCAGGTGTTAATTGAATCACCAGGTATAATTAAAGAAACTGGTGGTGTTGCATCATATGCAGGTGATTCTGGCGTAATCGTCGGATTTGGAACCACAACAGTTTCTTCTGTTGATAAAATTATATTTGATCTTCACATTCCAACTAATTCATATTTAAGAGATACATCTGTTGTTGGGACTGCACTTACTCTTAGTGGTATTGGAACTGGTGACTACTTCTTAGTTTATGATTCAAATGTTGGTTTTGCAACAACATCAATAACATCAAGAGATACTATTAATAATATCATAGGAATTGGAACCAATTTTGTGGATAATGTTTATCAAGTAGAAAGTGTAAGTAATGTAAGTGTTGCAAACACTGCAATTGGAATCACAACAGTTGGTGCTGGAACAACTATAGTAAGAAGAATATTTGCAAGAATTAGTGGAATTTCTACTATTAATTTTTCATCAACAAATATTACTTTTGATTCAACGGTATTTACTTTTGACTCTACTGGAATTGGTTCTGGTAGTAGTTACTCTGGAGGTATCACAACATCAAATTACTTTGGAAACTTTAGTTGGGGAAGAATTCAACTTACAGAAAGAACCAAAGAGAATGCATATAACTTCTATGGAAACAATGGAGTTGGTGGAATTTCAACTTCTGGTGCTGTTACGAGAACTCTTCCACTTAAATTTCAAAACTACATTACTACTTAAACTAAATACTTAAAAACTTTCTAAAATGGCAAGAATCGGAATAAACACGGGAAGTGCAGCAAATGATAATACAGGTAGTACTCTTCGTGCCGCTGGTGGTATTATTAATGACAATTTTAGTGAGATTTATACTCATTTTGGTGATGGAACAAACTTAACTTCAATTGGTGGAACCTGGACATCAACATCTGTAGGAATTCATACTCTTAAGAACGTTGGTATAGGAACCACAAATCCAAGATTCCTATTGGAGGTTGGTGCAGTAGGAGCATCAGGAACAACATTATTCGTAAATGGTGATGCACGAGTCACTGGAATTCTCACGATTGGTACTGCATCTATTACTCTTAACGGTGCTACTAATATTATCAATGTTGGTACTGGTATTACGATTAATGGTTCTACTGGTATTATAAGTGCAACAGCAATTGTTCTTGGAGGAACAACATTAACTGGTTCTGCTGTTACTTCTATTACTGCTGGTTCTGGTATTTCTGTAAATCAATCTACTGGAAATGTAACAATCACTGCTACTGGTAGTGGAGGGTCTTCACAATGGGTCACAACAGCAGCAGGTATTCACACACTCTCTAATGTTGGTATAGGAA